GGTAGGCCGAAAATCCATGTTATTAGTGACTTTAATGTTAATGGGTATCCCGACAGTCATGATCGGACTGTTACCTACATTTGAGTCGATCGGTTACTGGGCTACGGTTTGTCTGATTATTTTAAGATTTATTCAGGGTATGGCGATGGGCGGCGAATGGGGCGGGGCAGTTCTCATGGCTGTTGAACATGCTCCAGAAGGTGGAAAGGGTTTTTGGGGAAGTTTACCACAGGCCAGTACTGGAGGCGGTTTAATGCTGGCTTCGGTGGCTTTGGGTCTAGTGTCTTTACTACCCGAGGAAGCATTGTTTAGCTGGGGCTGGCGCTTACCATTTTTAGCCAGTATAGTGCTGTTGGCGGTAGGTTGGTATATCCGGGTGAAAGTTCCTGAGTCGCCAGACTTTGAAAAAATTAAAGAAAAAGCGAAAGAAGTTAAAGTTCCTGCATTACAGGTGTTTAAAAATCATCCAAAACAGTTAATTACAATTATTCTATCACGCGCTGCTGAAAATGCCTGGTTCTACTTGGCTTCCACCTTTGCTTTAGCCTATACCACCACGCAGTTAAATATTCCTAGACAAGATATTCTATTTGCAACAATTTGTGGCGCTGCTGTCATTATGGTAATGACTCCATTATGCGGACATTTATCCGATAAAGTCGGCCAGCGTAATATGTTCAGATTTGGTCTTTGTATGCTTGCACTATATAGCTATCCATTCTTTGCAATGTTAAATACAAAAGATCCTGTTTTAGTATGGACAGCAATCGTATTGGCAATTGGTGTAATTTTTCCAATTATGTATGCACCGCAGTCACAATTATTTGCTCGCCAATTTCCTGCTGAAATTCGCTATAGCGGTATTTCAATTTCGGTACAATTTGCAGGTGTGTTAGGTGGCGGTTTGGCGCCATTAATTGCTACAAAGCTATTGAGTATTGGTGAAGGAAGTCCGCACTTAATTATTATGTATATTATAAGCTTTGCAGTATTGGCAATTATTGCTTCTTCATTCTTAAAGCCTGACCAGAAGCTCAAGCCTACAGAAACGTTTACACAGAAAGAAATTAAAACTTTATAGAGCTTTCTAAAAGCTTTTAACAAGTTTTACTGAAGCTGGATTTTTGAATACCGTTATACAAAGTGTATGGCGGTATTTTTATAGAATTTAACTTTACCACAGCATTTCGCATAATGTAGTCCAGATTATGTTACATAGCTGATTTGCAATCATTTCTCTGCAAATCGGCGTCATTTAACATTAATCTGCATTATGCGACATCCGCGACTGCGCTGAGTGAGGAGGAGGAGGAGCTTGCCGACCGACCGACCGACGAACTTTGCAGCAGTCGAAGATAGGGCACACTGCTATTAAACTTGTTTTACCCTATATTAAGCGATAATTTATCTTCTAAAATTGATTCACTTGAGAGAATAGCTTTGTATAGGAAAACAGGAATACCATCTTCATTATCTTTAACTTTTAATTCTTTTGTGCCATCTCGATATTCAAATATAGCAATAGGATAGTAATCTTGGTCTGCAATATAAAATCTCTTATCTTTAATAATAATTTTATGTTCTGTGAATTGGTATTGTAATAACCTCATGAATTTACTTTCATTTGTAGAGAGTAAGTTTAGTTCTCTTATTCTTTCAGCATCATTCTGATGATATATTTTTGCTCGTTGTCTTTCGTTGTAGCTTAAATAAATATTTCTATTTTTTACCTTTGTTTTTTCTTTTTTAATTTTTTCTGACTGTGAATCTCTCCATAGGTAACCCACAGTAAAACCAAATATTAAGCAGAATAATGCTAAGCCCATCTTTTTTCCTAATCTAGACTAAATGTAGTTATTTTAGTCATCTTTCCCTTTGATCTCTCTTCTGTATTCTTTTACATCAGATACGCTGATTTGATCTAAGAATTTATATAGAACCGCATTTACTACATCAGATTCTTCTACTTTCTTTTTAGTTTCAATTGTTGTTTCTAACCATATTTTTTTAATCCGTTTTAGAAATATTGGATTAACGCGGTATACCTTCGATTCTTCAGTCATCATAAATTCCTTAAATTTGTAACAGTGTATTGTATTACGTGTTGCTTTGTAACGGTGTAACGTGTTACTGTTCATCCATTATGTAACGTGTAACGGTGTTACAGTGGATAAAGAACAGGCTTTTGAAGTCGTCTCTAAGATAGTTTTCGATAGGGCAGTACAAATGATTATTTCAGGGAATCCTGCTTATGAATCAGAAGCTGTTCTGCATCATCTTGAAATGTGCATGGTGGAGTGGGGCTATAAGTCAGCTTCAGTCGCTGAGTACTGCGATTCAATTCGTGCTGAGAATAACAACTTTAGAGAAATGGGGATTTGCTAATGGGTCAGTATAAAAAACAACCAAACCCCACTGCATTACGGGGGGGATTAAAAACCCCCATTAATAAGATGGGGGTAACGGTTTCTGATACGCAGCCTCAAGATGCCGATCTCCCGTTTCAGCGGCATGAACTATATACAATTCCATCAACTCACATGCTTATGACTAATGATGGTGTAAAGCATGTTGAATTCCGCATGCCTGCTGACAATGAAATTGCTGTTATTGATTGGGTTAACTTCACCATTGGCATAGAAACAATGGGGGATAAGTTCTGGCAGGAAGATGAGTTCATTACAGAATCTCATCGTTTTACTGCTGCTGTTGATGCTCTTGATATTCACCTCGAGCACATATTTGGATTTACAACCAGTTCGTGTCGTCATAAGGGCCTAAATTTCTATGATGAAAGCTATGTGCTAGGTGAAGACTTCGGTTTTATCTGTATTGGTGGCCAGAGAAATACTGTTCTAATCATGATCAATGGTAGAGGTTGTAACTTTGCTAAATCAGGTTGGGAATTAAGGCTTTATCACTTTCTTGTATCACTTGCGAAGCGACCTAAATTGACGCGTGTAGATATTGCTCATGATGACTTTGAAGGTAAACAGATCAACGTTGATTGGGGAAATATGCAGGATGGGCTAGGTGGCTTTAGCTGTGGTAATCGTGCTCCAAATATAGAACATAAAGGTAACTGGAAGCGTCCTAATGGTCGTGGTCGTACGCTAACTATCGGCAGCCGTGAATCAGGCAAGTTATTACGTTTATATGAAAAGGGTCGTGCTGAAGGTGATCCGAATGATAACTGGCAACGTGCTGAGGTTGAATTTAAGTCTGTAGATCGTGTACTGCCATTCGATATGTTACTTGCACCCAGTGAATATTTTATCGCTGCTTATCCATGCTTTAAGTTTCTTGCTGAAGATATGCAGCCAGCCCGAATTGAGACAATCCAGAAGACCGCACAGATTAACTTTGATACCGCTATCAAGAATTTGAAGCACCAGTACGGTAAGTACATCAATATCTTTAAAGAAGTCTTCGAACCTGAAGAACTCATCAATTTAATTTCTTGCTCTGATCCGCTTGCGTATCCAAAGCGTCTGGATCATGTGCTTATAACTGCTCGGAGAATGTAGCAATGATGCAATTTAAAAACAAAGTAACCATCCTTGGTGCTAAAGCTGTTGATTTTAAAACAGATGATGGTCGTCATTATGATCATGTAGCTTTGTACTGCCTGATTCCATTGGATCAGTCTCAAGGTAATTCTGTTGGTAATGCCTGTGAGACTTTTAACTGGCAAGACCGTACAAATTTGACGTTATTACGTCAGCACAAGTTTCCACTGGAAGCAGATATTACATTTGAAATGGTTACTTCAGGCAAAACAACTAAGTATGTTGTTAAACACGTAGAGCTACCAAATCCAGTTAAATCAGTAGCTTAGTATAGGAATCTGGGCAGAAATGCCCAATTTCGCATAATGTATAATATGTTAAAAATCAATTACTTACGGTAATAATTAATATGACACAGTTTATGTATAAGTGCAAGAAGTGTGGCAAACAGTTCAGCATACATGCTCAATACTGTGTCCATTATTACCAGTGCAGGGGCTAGAAATGTTTGGTTCATCAGAGAAGAACGACACTGCAAAAAAAGTACAAGCAATGCAGAGTAAGGCAGAAGTTTTTTATTCAGTCATTGCTAATGCAAAGCCTGATGATCTGGTTTTTATTGGTAATAAAGCATTGAGAAAGTCCTTTATTACTTCTATTGAGCCTATCCGCAATCCAGATACTAAGCTGGAAGGTTCTCGTATTTATTATTTCTCTTTTGATCTTAATGATTATAGAGATCGTCTTTGCAGCTATATGGATTTCTGGGAACCAGAAGTTAGTTTTGAAGACATAAAAAAGATTTTACAGGATTAAAGAAATGGCATACGTCTGTGAAACAGTTGAATTAATAAACAACGTTCAGACGTGTGTTTCATACGTTCAATTTACGCCAAATTGGTTGGATGAATTGAACAATTTAGGACGAGCCGAAACCAATAGGCTTTTGGTCGAGATTATTGGCTTCTGGCTCTTATGCTCTGGGCTGCGACTGCTGCTCAAATTTATCGAAAGGTGAACATTATGACACAAGTACAAAATGAACAACGTAAAGATACTTTACGCGAAAAAATCAATCACGCGACAACTGTTGCTGCTGTAGCTGCAACTCCTGTCTTGCTTGCATCAAATGCAATGGCTGCCGAAGGTGATATTGATGTTTCAAGCCTTGCTCTTGGTGGTCTCGGTGCTGCTGCTGCTGCCGTGTTTGTAATTAAAGCAGGACCATCGCTGCTGATGTGGGGTTACAAGAGAATTCTCGGCTTCGTTGGTCGTTAATCAATTCGCCCAGTGTTTCGGCACTGGGTTTTACTTCTGTGAA